TTATGATATGATATAATCAGCAAAAAGCAGAATGAAACCAAGCCTTGAGGGAGCAATCCTTCAGGGCTTTTCTTATGCCCAAGGGAGGTGAAACGAGTGCCAAGAAGACCAAAGCGTCCCTGTTCTTTCCCAGGCTGTCCCAACCTAACGGACGGGAGGTTCTGTGAGGAACATCAAAGCCAAGAAAACAAACGCTACGAAACCTATGACCGTGACCCCGCTGTGCGTAAGCGTTACGGCAGAGCGTGGAAAAGGATAAGGGATTCCTATGCGGCTGCCCACCCACTGTGTGAGAGGTGTCTTAAGGAAGGTAAGTATGTACCGACCGAAGAGATACATCACAAGCTGCCGTTGTCACAGGGTGGAACTCATGCAAGAGAGAATCTGATTGCTCTCTGCAAACCGTGTCATGCAAAGATACACGCAGAAAGCGGCGACCGTTGGCATAATCACTGACCCCGGTAGGGCGGTCAAAATCTCCGGGACCTATATCCCGTGCAACGGGCGTGGGGTTTCGTGTGAAAAAATTGCGTATTCAAAAGGGTAATAAGGCCCGCAGACAGGAAGGCGGTGAGAAATGTGCCAACAAAATCGAATAACACAGGCGGCCGTGGCGGAAAACGTCCGGGTGCAGGTCGTAAGCCGAAGTCAAATTTAGAGAAGGCTCAGAACGGCAACCCCGGCGGTCGCAAACTTACGATGTTGGATATTCCCGATGTGGAGGGTATCCAGATGCCGAAGCCAAATGAACTGCTCAGTGCAAAGCAGCGTGACGGTACGGAACTGAGAGCAAAGCAGATTTATGAGGATACATGGAACTGGCTCAATTCCATCGGCTGTGCGGGTTATGTTTCACCACAGACCATTGAACGCTATGCCATGTGCGTTGCCCGTTGGCTGCAGTGCGAGGAGATGACAAATGAGCTGGGATTCTTATCAAAGCATCCCACAACCGGAAAGCCTGTCACCTCCCCGTTTATCAATATCGGCATCAACTATATGAACCAGGCCTCAAGGCAGTGGGACAATATCATGCAAATCGTAAAAGAAAACTGTTCCGTGGATTTTTCCGGTACCAATCCGAATGATGACCTGGAACGACTATTGCACCAACGAAAGGGGTTTTAACCATGATTGAAAAAGTAAATCCGAGCCATCCGGACAAGGTGGCAGACAGAATCGCAGGAGCCATTGTGGATCTGGCTTATGCAAAAGAACAAAATCCAAAAATCGCAGTGGAGGTTCTCATCGGCCACGGTATGTGCCATGCCATTATTGAAACCACGGCGGATTTGGATAAGACTGAAATCATCAGTGCCGTGCATCGCATCGCAGGTGTGATGGATACGGACATTGTTATCGTTCCCCAGGATAAGCATCTTTCAAATAATCAGAAGGACGGCATTCGCTGTGGGGATAACGGTATCTTTAAGGGTATGCCTCTGACACAGGAGCAAGAGGAACTTTCCCTTATTGCCCGTGACATTTACGGCAGATGCCCTTATGACGGAAAGTACATTATGGACGGTGTTCGCCTGATCATTTGCCAAAGCAATGTAGAAACGGCAGATTTGAAGAAACTCTATTCCGGTGCGGAAATCAATCCGCTCGGTGACTGGACTGGCGGCACGGATGTAGATACGGGTGCTACCAACCGTAAACTTGGCAGTGATATGGCTGACTCTGTAACGGGTGGCGGCCTTCACGGCAAAGACCTCAGTAAGGCTGATGTGTCTGTAAATATCTATGCATTCTTAAAGGCACAGAAAACAAAACAGCCAGTGCAGCTTTGCTGTGCCATCGGAGATGATACCATTGATGGCAAGCCTTATGCGGAAATCGTAGCCATTGCAAGAGAGTACATTCAGAACCTCGGTGGCTTTGAGAAGTTCGCTGAATGGGGTCTGTATTAAGGAGGGTGCTATGGGAAGAACAACAACGCAGATGGAACTTGTTTCCATTATAAAATTAGTGCCGTATGTGAATAACGCCCGTACCCATTCTCCGGAGCAGATTATGAAGCTCCGTTCCTCACTGCGTGAATTCGGCTTTATCAATCCTGTCATCATTGATAAGGATTACGGCATCATTGCCGGACACGGACGTGTGATGGCAGCCAAGGAGGAAGGCATCGATGAAGTGCCTTGTGTTTTCGTGGATTACCTTACTGAGGCACAGAAGAAAGCCTACATCCTTGCCGACAACCGTATGGCACTCGATGCGGGCTGGGATGAGGAAATGTTAAAAATCGAAATCGAATCCTTGCAGGGTATGGATTTTGATATCGGTCTGGCAGGCTTTGACGATGATGAAATCGCAGACCTCTTTGCCGGAAATGATAAATCCGATGTGGAAGAGGACGATTTCGATTTGAACGATGCCTTGGAAAAGGCTGCTTTTGTGGAGCGTGGCGATGTATGGATGGTAGGCAGACACCGACTCATGTGTGGTGATGCTACAAACCCCGATGATGTGGCAACGCTGATGGACGGTAAGAAAGCCAACCTTGTACTGACTGACCCTCCGTATAATGTAGCCTTTGAAAGTTCGGACGGTCTATCCATCAAAAACGATAAGATGGCAAGTGAGAAGTTTTATGAATTTCTGTTATCGGCATTTCAGAATATGGCTGCCCACCTGGAAAAAGGCGGTGCCGCTTATGTGTTCCATGCCGATACCGAAGGTCTTAATTTCCGTAAGGCATTTATCGATGCAGGCTTTCACCTTTCCGGTTGCTGCATTTGGGTGAAAAACTCCCTGGTGCTTGGCAGAAGTGATTATCAGTGGCAGCACGAACCTGTGCTTTACGGTTTCCTTCAGAACGGCAAACACTACTGGAGCAAGAACGCTGGCAGAAGCCAGACTACCATATGGAACTTTGATAAGCCAAAGAAAAATCAAAACCACCCGACTTCCAAGCCTCTCGACCTGTTGGCATACCCAATCGGCAATTCCAGCCGTGAGAATTCCATCGTGGTCGATACCTTTGGCGGCAGTGGTTCTACACTTATGGCTTGCGAAAAGACAGGGCGAAACTGTCACACAATGGAACTGGATGAAAAGTACGCATCGGTCATTCTCCGCAGATATGTGGAGGACACGGGTGATGCAGATAATGTCTATGTTATCCGTAACGGTGTCCTGATTCCGTTTGCCGACCTTGTAAAGGAGGTTGGTGCAAATGAATAAGAAACCTATGACCCTCGGCAGCCTCTTTGACGGCTCCGGGGGATTTCCTTTGGGAGGCTTGATTTCTGGTATTACCCCTTTGTGGGCATCGGAGGTCGAGCCTTTTCCTATTCGTGTAACAAGCAAGCGGATTCCTCAAATGAAGCACCTCGGAGATATCTCCACCATAAACGGTGCAGAAATTGAACCCGTGGACATCATCACTTTCGGCAGTCCCTGCCAGGATATGAGCGTTGCGGGTAAACGCAGCGGTCTTGACGGTGAACGCTCCTGCCTGTTCTACGAAGCAATCCGAATCGTAAAAGAAATGAGGTGTAAAACCAATGGTGAGTATCCAAGATACATCGTGTGGGAAAATGTTCCCGGTGCCTTCTCCTCAAACGCAGGAGAAGATTTCAAAGCAGTCCTCGAAGCAGTCGCGTCCGTCAAAGGTAACTATGCTGTGCCTTGTCCTCCAAAAGGAAAATGGACAGGAGCAGGAGAAATCCTGGGAGATGGTTTCAGTATCGCCTGGAGATGTGTTGACGCGCAGTTTTGGGGAGTTCCCCAGAGAAGAAGACGTATCTATCTTGTCGCAGATTTTAATGGCGGGTGTGCCGGAAAAATATTATTTGAGTCAGAAGGCCTGTTTGGGAATCTTGAACCGAGCCGATGCCCGTGGAAAAGAACTGCCGGAACTTCTGAAGAAAGCACTCTTGCGACAGGCATCGTCTTAAATGATCAGGGTGGCAGCCGTATGGATGTCACCGAAGAGTTCACCTGTCCCCTTCGTGCCGAGGCTCACCATCCGCCTTGCGTGATGGAATCCGCAGGCTTTTGCACGGAACATTCTGCCAACAGCCGTGGCATTGGATATGAGGCAGAAAAATCTCCTACACTCCGAGCCGGAGTTGTTCCCGCCACTGTGTATGAAAACCACTCCCAAGATACCCGTTATGTGGGACCTCTTGATGTAGCACAGACTGTGGCAGCTACCTACGGCACAGGCGGAAACAATCAGCCTTTTGTGGTAGAGCCGACCGCTTTCGGTGTCTGCTCCAAGGACAGTAATGCAATGAAGTCTGCAAATCCCAACAGCGGATTTTATAAAGCGGATACTTCACGAACCCTTGACGGCAACGGTGGAAACCCTACCTGCAATCAGGGCGGCATTGCCATTGTGGAGGGCAACGGCTCTCGTCCTTCCCACCACGGTAACGGTTATGCCGAAAGTGATGTCATGTACACCTTGAACACCGTAGACCGCCACGCCGTTGTCTATGCCATTGACCGTGAAAGTTATAACTGCGGTCAGAACTTCGCAAGGAATATGGGTATCAGTGATGAGGGTGTCAATTCCACACTGAAAGCCACGGGGCCCGATGCGGTTGCCGTTCCCACCTACTCAAGCAGCAAGGCATCGTTCTTCACTTCTGCGGAAGAGGAACTCGCCAATACTTTAGTAGCTACGGATTACAAAGACCCTCCGCTTGTCAACGATACCGATGCGGATCTGGAATACATTGTGCGTAGGCTTACCCCTACGGAATGTGCAAGGCTCCAGGGATTTCCGGATTGGTGGTGTGCTGACCTTGGTGAGAAACTTCCTTCTGAAGAGGAACTCACACGGTGGGCAGAAATCTTTGAAACACATCGTAAGATTGTGGGAACATCAAGCAAACCGAAAACACGGAAGCAGATATTCAAGTGGCTTCAGAACCCTCATTCTGACTCGGCGGAGTATAAGATGTGGGGCAACGGCGTGGCACTTCCCAATGTGGTTTATGTGCTGACTGGCATCGTATACTATACACAAAATGACGGGGTGTAAATCTACAACTATTCTCCCTTATATTTTGCACATATCACTTGCTATTTTTCGGCTTTAGAGTGATATATGTAGTACCGAAAAAACAAGGAGGTACTCACACGATGAGAATTGAATTTAATGTAACAGGCAGCGACCGCAAGGCACTGGTTACGGCGATGGCAGACATTCTGAATGTAAAACCGAAATACCTGGGTGTGCCGAGCCTGAACTACGAGGTGGATTATTTCACGGTAACCAAAGACGGTGCAGTGGAGTTTGATGACAGAGCCGACAGCGAAGAAATCGAGCAGTTGCTTGAGAGCCTTGCCGACAAAGGCTTTGTCGCAGCTCCCGCAGAAATGGCGCAGGCTTGGCTTGATGCAAGAGCCGAGGAATCATCCGAAGAAACTGCCGAACAGCCACAGGGCGAAACGGTGGGGCTTACGGTGGCGATTCCTTTGGATAAGGTTTCGGTCGGCAATCTGACAAACCTTCTGGATGCCAAGGGCAGCCTTATCAAAAAGGCTCTGGGCATTGATGCAACGCCGATTGAAATCGGAGAGGACAAGGTTTCCTTTCCTTGGTTTGAGCAAGGCTTGGATGCAGATGAGGTCAAGGCTTACAGCCACCTCATTGCCGCCTTATGTGAGATGAGCAGAAATCAGAAGCGTATCAGTGCCACAGAAAAGGCAGTGGATAACGAGAAATACGCATTCCGATGCTTTCTCCTGCGCCTCGGTTTTATTGGCAACGAATACAAGACCGAGAGAAAAATCCTGCTCCGCAACCTTTCCGGCAGCAGTGCTTTCAAGGGAGGTGCGAAGAATGAGATTTCCGAATAAAGAGATTGTAGAAAAGGTACGCAGGGATTATCCTGTAGGCTGCCGTGTGGAACTTGTCCGAATGGATGATGTGCAGGCACCACCCATTGGAACAAAGGGTACGGTTAGGGGTGTGGATGACACAGCCTCCATAATGGTCAGATGGGATACAGGCTCCGGTCTAAATGTAGTGTACGGTGTCGATTTGTGTCGAAAACTGGATGCAGTGACCATTACCTGCTACGGCAGCACTGAGGTTTGGGACAGCCGAAAAGAGGCTGCCGACTTCTACCTTCGTGCCATTGCAGGGTCAGAGGGCAGCGAGTGTGAACGCTATACCAAGATTTACACCGAACTGCTTATGGGCAAGGAGGTCTGCACCGATGAATAAAATCAAGGAACAGATACTCGCCATCCGAGCAACTGGACGAACCAATATGTTTGATGTTTCGATGGTGCAGTACATTGCCAACGAGATGCATTTTTACGAATTGGTGGTGTACCTTGAAGAACACCGTAAGGAATACACACACTTTATTCTGACAGGCGAAATGGAGGACTGACTATGTGGAAAGAAGGAACAATCGGCATTCCAAAGCCGGACGGCGGTTATAAGGCAGTCCATTACTGGATTAAGGTTTATGAGGAAGGCAGCCAGTTTGGTATCAACGGCGGTAAAATCAGCAAGCTGATGCTGAAACTCGATGGCGAGATTATTGCCAACTATGACAGAGGTTGGGATGTTGAACCCGCAACCAAAGAAGCCAACCTTGCCCTTTGCATTTTACTGAACGAACACAATTAAAAATCCTGTAAAGGCAGGACGGAGCCGTGAGGCTCTGTTCCTCGTATATGACGGTCGCACCAATTACGGTGGCGGCTATTTTTATGCCATTTTTGAGGAGGTGACGGCATTTGCGAAAACTGAAAAACTACAAACCAACCCGCTTTATGGCGGAGGGCAGCTATTACGATAAGGATGCCGCCGACCACGCAGTATGTTTTATCGAAAAATTCTGCTGTCATACCAAAGGTACATGGGATGGAAAACCATTTGAACTGATTGATTGGCAGGAGCAGATTATCCGTGACATCTTCGGCATTTTGAAACCAAACGGCTACAGGCAGTTCAACACAGCCTACATCGAAATACCGAAGAAGCAAGGGAAATCGGAACTGGCGGCGGCAGTGGCACTGTATCTTCTGTGTGCAGACTTCGAGCCGGGTGCAGAGGTTTACGGCTGTGCTGCGGATAAAGACCAGGCACGAATCGTATTTGACGTTGCATTGGAGATGGTAAGGCGAAGTCCTCTGCTGAAAAATAAAATGACCATCCAGGCAAGCCAGAAGACCATGACCTACAATCCTACGGGAAGTAAGTACAAGGCTCTGTCTGCGGATGTGGCAAACAAGCATGGTTTCAATACCCACGGCGTTATTTTTGATGAGCTGCATACCCAACCGAACAGAAAACTGTTTGATGTAATGACCAAGGGTTCCGGCGATGCAAGAATGCAGCCACTTTACTTCCTGATCACCACGGCGGGAAATGATACGCAGTCCATCTGCTATGAAATCCACCAGAAGGCAAAGGACATCATCGAAGGTCGAAAAGTTGACCCTACCTTCTACCCTGTGATTTACGGTGCAGAGGATGATGATGACTGGACTGACCCGGAAGTATGGAAGAAAGCTAATCCCTCCCTTGGGGTGACGGTCGGCATCGATAAGGTGCAGCAAGCCTGTGAACAGGCACAGCAGAACCCTGGCGAAGAGAACGCTTTCCGTCAGCTTCGTCTGAATCAGTGGGTCAAGCAGGCTGTCCGTTGGATGCCGATGGCAGTGTGGGATGCCTGTGCGTTTCCTACCGACAAATCCGAACTGGAAGGCCGTGTCTGCTACGGCGGTCTTGACCTTTCTTCCACAACGGATATTACGGCTTTTGTGTTGGTGTTTCCACCGGAAGATGAGGATGATAAATACATCATTCTCCCGTATTTCTGGATACCGGAAGATAACATCGACCTGCGTGTGCGACGTGACCATGTGCCGTATGACATTTGGGAACGACAGGACTTGCTTATGACCACCGAGGGCAATGTAGTTCATTACGGCTACATTGAGAAATTCATCGAGTCCCTGGGTGAGAAGTATAACATCCGTGAAATCGCCTATGACCGTTGGGGTGCTGTGCAGATGGTGCAGAACCTTGAGGGCATGGGATTTACGGTAGTGCCTTTCGGTCAAGGGTACAAAGATATGTCCCCTCCGACCAAAGAACTGATGAAACTTGCGATGGAGAAAAAACTGGCTCACGGTGGGCATCCGGTTCTTAGGTGGATGATGGATAACATCTACATCAAAACCGACCCTGCCGGAAACATCAAAGCAGATAAAGCCAAATCCACAGAAAAGATTGACGGTGCCGTTGCCACGATTATGGCACTCGACCGTGCAATCCGCTGTGGCAACACCAACAGTGCCAGCGTTTATGACGAGCGTGGCATTTTGTTTATTTAGGAAGGAGCGTGATTTGATATGGGTATCTTTACGGGAATGTTTAAGTCCAGAGATAAGCCTGAAAATAAAACAGCGGGCAGTGCCTACACCTTTTACATGGGCGGCACAACTTCCGGCAAAGCTGTGACAGAGCGTTCTGCCATGCAGATGACGGCGGTGTATTCCTGTGTCCGTATTCTGGCTGAAGCCGTGGCGGGCTTGCCTTTGCATTTATATAAATATAACGAGGACGGTGGCAAGGAAAAAGCCATCGACCATCCTCTTTACCGACTGCTCCATGATGAGCCAAATCCGGAAATGAGTTCTTTCGTATTCCGAGAGACACTCATGACCCATCTGCTCCTGTGGGGCAATGCCTATGCCCAGGTTATCCGAAACGGCAAAAACGAGGTAGTTGCCCTCTATCCGCTGATGCCAAACAAGATGAGCGTGGACAGAGATGAGAACGGCCACTTGTACTACACCTATTACCGTGGTCCCGATGAAGCAATCAAAAATAAGGAGTTTGCAGTAACCCTGCAGCCTTCCGATGTGCTTCATATTCCGGGACTTGGGTTTGATGGTCTTGTAGGATACAGTCCGATTGCTATGGCAAAGAACGCCATCGGCATGGCGATTGCTTGCGAGGAGTACGGTGCCAAGTTCTTTGCTAACGGTGCAACGCCGGGTGGCGTACTGGAACACCCAAGCACCATCAAAGACCCGCAGAGGGTCAGAGAAAGCTGGCAGGCTGCCTTTGGCGGCAGTTCCAACTCCAACAAAGTGGCTGTCCTTGAAGAAGGAATGAAGTACACACCGATTTCCATTTCTCCGGAACAGGCACAATTCCTTGAAACAAGGAAGTTCCAAATCAATGAAATTGCTCGAATTTTCAGAGTTCCTCCCCATATGGTGGGTGACCTTGAGAAGTCGAGCTTTTCTAATATAGAGCAGCAATCCCTTGAGTTTGTGAAATACACCCTTGACCCGTGGGTTATCCGTTGGGAGCAATCCATTCAGAGGACACTCTTATCCCACGATGAAAAGGTGCGTTATTTTGTGAAATTCAATCTGGAAGGTCTGCTCCGTGGCGATTACCAGAGCCGTATGAACGGCTACGCCATCGGTCGCCAGAACGGTTGGATGTCTGCAAACGATATCCGTGAACTGGAAAACCTCGACCGTATCCCTGCGGAAGAAGGCGGCGACCTTTACCTTATTAACGGCAATATGCTCCCTCTGAAAGATGCGGGTGCTTTTGCAAATACAACCGACAATGACGGAAAGGAGGAAAATTCCGATGAAGAAGTTCTGGAAGTGGAAGAACCAAGCACAGACGGAAACAATGCCGGAGGCGAGGACACTGTTTCTGAACGGAACAATCGCAGAAGAAAGCTGGTTTGACGATGATGTTACTCCACAGCTTTTCAAGGACGAACTCATGGCAGGCTCCGGTGACATTACCGTGTGGATTAACTCACCCGGCGGTGACTGCGTGGCAGCAGCCCAGATCTACAATATGCTGATGGATTACAAGGGCAATGTCACGGTCAAGATTGACGGCATTGCTGCCTCCGCAGCATCTGTGATTGCGATGGCAGGAACAAAGGTGCTGATGTCCCCGGTATCCATGATGATGATTCACAATCCTGCAACTGTTGCATTCGGTGATTCTGCGGAAATGCAGAAAGCCATCGATATGCTCTCAAGCGTCAAGGATTCCATCATCAATGCCTATGAGATTAAGACGGGACTCTCCCGTGCGAAACTCAGCCACCTTATGGATGCGGAAACATGGATGGACGCAAACAAGGCCGTGGAACTTGGCTTTGCAGATGAAATCATGCAGAGAACCACCACGGACGAAGTGGAAGTGCCGCAGGTGTCTATGCTTTATTCCAAGGCAAATGTGGTTAATTCCCTTATGGATAAGGTTGCCGCCAAGTGTGCAATCAAGTCCGAAGAAACCCGAAAAACCAAAGCCGATGACCTTATGGACAGGCTAAATCTTATTAAAAATTGGAGGTAATTTATTATGACTATCAACGAACTGCGCGAAAAGCGTAACCAGGCTTGGGAGGCTGCAAAGGCTTTTGTGGAAACCAAGCGCGACAAGGACGGTCTGCTTTCCGATGAGGATGCAAAGACTTATGCACAGATGGAGAAGAAGGTTCAGGACTACGGTGCTGAAATCGAGCGTATGGAGGCTATGTCCGCTATGGATGCCCAGCTTTCCAAGCCTACCTCTGCTCCCATCACTGAAAAGCCTATGAACGGCAAACCTATG